CCGCCGCCAGACCCGCCGCCGGTGGTGAGGCGTTTCGCGGATGCTGCGGTCCGGTCAAGTTCCCTCGTTGTTTTCGACGCTTCACCGGACAGCGACTTCTCGGCGTCGGCCAGGATCTTGTCAGCCTTCGCCAAAGCCAAAGTCGCGCCCACGCTGGAGTCAGCAGCTTTCCGCTGCTGATCCAGCGCGAGCGCGCACGTCCTTGCGCCACGAGCTGCGAGCACCGCTGTGTCAGCGGTCCGCTTGAACGTGGTAGAAGCGCCGGCGTCACGGCCGACAAGATCAAAGGAGAGGGTTTCGGTCACCCGTCACCCTCCCTTCTTCAGTACATGTTCTTCAAGCCAGTCGATCAGTGCCTCAAACTCGGCGACGTCGAGGCGTTCTATCTCCCACGGCCTGATCCCGAGGTGGACCGCGAAGAGCGGGAGGTACTTGTCCCGGTCGTAGGCGAGCCAGGACGCCCCGTAGGGTCCGCGTCAGTTTCCTGCTCCTGCAGTTCCGCCGCGGCTTCGGCGAGGGATTCCATCACCTCGGCGACATCGATTTCGATGTCACCGGACAGCACATCGGCGAGCTCGACACGGCGGCCGTTCCGGTACCACACCTGCCAGATGAACCCGGCGATCGCTTTCATCGACCCGGCCTGCAGTTCGGACTCGTATTTGCCATAGTTCCAGCCGAGCTGCTTTTCCAGCTCGAGCGCTTCGAGCATCGGTTTCTTCGAGCCGTCGAACTCGAACGCCTCACCCTGAATGACGATCTTCACAGGCTTCCCTTCTTCAAAGCTTCCGCCGCCACCCGGTCCATCGCCGACTGGATCTCACCGCGGGCACGGTCACGGGCAGCCCGCACCGGGTCAGAGAACCAGCCCGGCACAACCTCCTGCAGAACCCAGCGGAGCCGGTTCCCGAACACGGGATGCCGCAGTTTCCCGCGGTCGACCGCGTACAGTGCCCGCCGTTTCGTGCCGCGGCTGGTGGCACGGACCGTCACCCCCGGATCTTTCGACCCGTACCGTTTCGACACGGTGATCTGCAGATCCGCATCGAACACAGCCGCATACGGGTCGGGGAGCCGCGGCATCAGGCCGGCACGGATCTCTGCGGGAATGTCGCGGGTCGCTGACGTGATCGCGGCCTGCAGTTCACGCCGCAACCCGAGCTCACCGGCTTGCCGCAACTGGCGGGCCGTAAATTCCAGTTCGGCCGCCAGATGATCCGCCCCGCCCATTCGTCAGGTGTTCAAACCGGCTGGCGTGTACCGGATGATCGCGCTGGATGCGTTCCACGTGGCCTTGAAGTTCACCGGACCGCCGACCGCGCCGTCCGCTGACCCGTCCACCAGGAACTGCCCGAACCAGTACCAGTTGTTCGGGAACAAGGTCACGTCCGGGTACAGGTAGAACGTGCGCGGCAGCCCGTCGATCGCGGCGACGAATGTCTGGCTGGTGGCGTCGTCGAGGAACCCCGAGAAGTCACCCGAGGAATCCGGCAGGCCGGCGACATAAATCTTGTTGCCGTCGCCGAACGCGGTGACGTCCTGCTTGTCGGTGGTCTGGTTGATGGACCAGGCTGCCTGGAACGGCAACGGCACAGCGTTCCCGGTGCCCGACACAGCCTGCATGTAGATCCGGCCATTGCGGCCATGGTGACGGCTCACGCCCGTATTCCTTCCTTCACTGTGCCGAGCAGCCTGATCAGCTGCTTCGTGTTGTTGCTGAACGTGCGGTCCGCCACCGCCAGCCTGGCGGCTTCGGCGGCTTTCTCGCGTGCCGCGTCATGCGACACCGCCCACCGGATCAGCTCAGCGGCTTCACCGGGGCTGCTATAGGACGGCAGCATCGGGAACAGTTCATCGGACTCCGGCCGCGGATCCCTGGCGAACCACAGCCCGCATGCCGCCATCTCGATTTCACGTGGCCCGCACGCATGCCCGATGTTGTTCCATGTCTGCTCGCCTTCACGGCGGTAAAAGTTGATCCCTGTCTTGGACCGGCGATAGAAGTCGGCGGTCTTGTCATTGTCGACGCATTCATCGTGGTCGAAGTCCGCCCACGTCTCAGGGTCCTGCAGCGGCCCTGCCAGCTTGACGCGCAGCCCGTCGAGGTTCATCTGCTTGAAGAACTCGATCCGTGACGGGAACCCGGTGCCGATGAACGACAGATCCCAGTCCTTCGCCGCGCCAGCCGCGGCGGGGTAATGCACGGACGGCCGGTAGGCATGGCTCATGTAGACCGACGGGACGCCGGTCGCCTGATACCGGTCCAGGGTGACAGGGTCGTTCACCAGGTTGAGGTCAGCGTGCGCCGCTCGTTCCAGTTGTTCCTCATCCTGATAAGGCGCCTCAGTGTGGACCATGACAACTTTCATGCCGCGGCCGCGCAGAACATCCACCAGGTACGGCGGGGTGAAGAACCCGGAGATCAGCACAACCACCTGAGGCCAGCACAACATCGCGGTCTCGAGCATCGTGTGCGACGCGAGCTGCACAGCCTGCTCATGGGTGTACTGCTTGCGGAACGACTTATAACCGTTGGCGTCGGTGTGGCCGGCTTCGACAAGCGCAGCGTCGAATGCGGCGAGCCGGTCCCCGAGGTTGAACGTGAACACCTGCTCGCCGAGGTCGCGGAGCGCTTCGACGTAACCCTCATACAGGTCATGCACCGAGAAATGCGGGCCGGGGTGGCCGATGAGCCACCGCATCAGACGAACACCTCGACAATGAAATGCGCTGCCAGGTAGTCGATGCCGTCAACGTTCATGACGCCGTAGCCGGTGGCTTCGATGACGGCCGCATCGGCTGCCAGGCCGCCTAGCGTCGGGTCGGCGCGGACGGCCGCCGGGATCGACTCGGTGCCGTCTGTGGCGGCGGCTGCGTCGATGATGTCCTGACCGCTTTCGCTGTTCGCCAGCGACGCGAACACCACCAGCCGCATCAGGTAATCGGCCTGATAATCCAGGGTCTGCTGGTACCGGGCGAACGTGCCCGTGACCGGGAGGACAAGCCCGCACGGCGGGTTGACCTGGACACGCTGCGCGCTGCACTGCAGGCCGGTGGCGGCGGTGATGGTGGCGGCGAGCGCGGTCCTGACGTCGCTGTATGCAGGCTGGGTCATGCTGCGATCGGCATTTCGCGGATGTAGCCGTTCAGCAACCGCATGATCATCTGGTTGCCGCGGATCTGCATCACCCCGAGGTCGCTGATGCCGGCGATCCCGAACGGCGCGTCTTTCATTTTCAGCAGTTCGGTCGCGGCGATGAGGGTGGCTTGTTTCACGTCGGCGGGGACGGACGGCCATCCGAACACGCCCGCGACCTGGATGACGTCGTCGCGTTGTCCCGGCACCGATGCGGGGAGCTGGCTGCCGCCAGTCACCCTCAACCCTGTGTACGGCCAAGGGATGCCGCCCGCAGCCGGGTTGTACGGGGTCAGCTTGTAGTCGGTGCCCTGCACCCATGACTCTTCATAAACACCGTCCGCGTCACGGTCGATCTTCAGGGTGGTGACCGACACCAGGTCGTCTATCTTGGTTTTGCCTGGCGCGTCGGGAACGTAGGTGCGGGTGTCGGTGCCGCGCCAGAAATACCGGTCGCAGATGTTGTCGACTTCGCGGGACGCACCCTGGCAGGCAAGAAGGATCTCGAAGTCGTCGTTGGTGCCGCCCTGCCCGATCCGGGACTTCAGTTCCTCAGGTGTGGCGTACATGCGGGTCAGGTCGGTGCCGTTGCCGGTGAACGTCCCGGCGATGGCGTCAGATGCCGCACCGGTTCCTTCCCACAGATACGACCACACCCCCGCCATGGTGACCGCGACCGTCGCGGTGTAGGTGCCGGTGCCCGTCCGTGTAGGCGTCGGTGTCGCGGCGGCGCCGGTCGGGTCTGTGACTGTGACGGTCACCGTGTCGGGGTCGGCTGGGACACCGGCGACTTTGAACACGTTCGTCAGAACGGCGAACTCGTTGGCGTCGGCGAAGAACACGGTCGCGGTCATGGCAGCAGCCATTCAGGATGCCGCAACGTCCACTCCACCGTCCGCGCCAGCGATTCGCCGAACGGAACCGGCGGTTTCCAGCCGAGGCCGGTCAGCCTGGACGGGTCCAGGCCGTAATGCGGATCATGACCCGGCCTTGTCGAGTGGAAGTCAACCAGCTCATACCGCAGCGGCTTCCCGACAACGTCGGCGACCATCCTGGCAAGCATCAGGTTCGACACCCGGTCCGGGCCGGCGATGTTATACCGGTCCGGCCACCGCGCACCCGACGCGTACTGCACGGCTGGCAGGTCACGCAGGATGAACAACAGGGCGTCGGCGAGGTTCCGGGCGTGGAGGTAGTGCCGGGTGCCGATGTCACCGGGACGCCCGTGGACGGGAACAGTGCCGCCATCACGCACTGTGGCGATGACTTTCGGGAGGTACTTCTCGCGGTCCTGCATTTCGCCGATGAGGTTCATGCAGTTCACGATCGTGACCGGCAGCCCATAGGTCCGCCAGTAAGAGATGGCGATGGCTTCCTGCGCAGCCTTCGACGCGGCGTACGGGTTGCTGGGCAGGATGGGTGCCCATTCGCGGTGTGCTGGCTGCGCACCTGCAACCGGGCCGTACACCTCGTCAGTGGATATGACGATGACGTGGGCCGGGTTCACGCTGCGGGCGTAGTCGAGCGTGGACAGGATGACATCCACGTTGTTGCGGATGAATGATGCCGGTTCTTCGATGGACCGGTCTACGTGCGACTGGGACGCCATCGCGATGATGAAGTCGATGTCGCCTATCTGCGCGGCCATCTGGGGGGAGATGGGTGCGCTCAGGTCATGGGTGATGACCTGAAGATGTTCGGCGCGGCCGTTGAAGTCGCTGGTGGCCTGGGTGATGCGGTCGGTTTTGCCTTTGTGGCGGAACGAGTCGGTGGCGACAACATCCCACTCGGTTTCCGTCAGGATGTGGCGAAGGACATGGGAACCAATGAAGCCTCCCGCACCCGTGAGCAGTAGCTTCACGTGATCACCCTTCTTCGCTGACTGACGGTTCTGATGTGGCGGACGGTTCCACGGCGGCGTGGGGTCCGTGCCCGGACACCGTCTGCACCGATGTGGCGAGCGCGCCGACTGACGGATCTGACGATGCGACGGTGATAGCGCCTGCTTGGGTGAGCGCCGCGGCGAATGTCAGCGTCACCGGTAGCACTGCGGCGGCGGTTACAGCCCGGACGGAGGCGGCGGTCATGCCAGCCGTCATGGGCAGCAGCGCGGTAGCGGTCGCTGCGCGGACACCTGTCGCCGTGAAACCGGCGGTGACCGGGAGGGTGGCGTCGGCGTGAGCAGGCGACGTCACTGTCGCCGTGGCAGTGAACCCGGCGGTGACTGCCAGGGTGGTGTCAGCGGCGGCGGCTCGGGCCGCTGTAGCCGTGAACCCGGCTACAGCGGCCAGCGTCGTGTCTGCCGTCGCTGCGCGGACAGCGGCCGCGGTCAGCCCGGCTGTGACCGGGAGGGTGGCGTCTGCGCCCGCTGATGATGTGACAGTGGCGTCAGCGGCCAGCCCGACCGTGACCGGCAGCGTGGTGTCCGCGGCCCGGCCTTTGACAGCGGTGGCCGTGAGTCCCGCCGTCGTGGCCAGGGTGCCGTCTGCGGTGGCTGCGCGGACAGCTACGGCGGTGAGGCCGGTGGTTTCAGCCAGGGTGGCCGCGGCGGTCGCGGCGCGGGCTGCTGCCGCTGTGAGCCCGGCTGTGACCGGCAGGGTAGCGGCCACGTTGGCGTCGAGACGTGCCGCCGCGGTCAGGCCTGTCGTTTCGGCCAGCGTCGCCGCTGCCGACAGTCCCTTGACTGCGGTGGCGGTGAACCCGGTGGTTTCGGCCAGGGTCGCGTCAGCGGTGAGGCTGCTGCCGCTGGATACGGCCTGGATCTCCCACGCGATCAGCGCCGCATCATCGGTGACGGAGAACCCGACCGCTGTGGTGCCGCCTGGCGCGTAACCGTCTTCTGCGGCGCCGTTCCCGGCGGCGGTGCTGTTGTTGACGTTGACCAGGAACACCTGCGTCAGCAGTGCGGCTTCGCCGCTGGTGCCGGTGCCGACCGCGCCGGCGACCCGGTTCCCCGCAGTCGTGGTCAGGTTCGTCGTGATCGGCGTCGTCGGCGACGTGCTGGACGTGTGCGCCGGGGTGCCGGTCGCCAGGGTGAAGCCGGACGCCGGGCTGTAGGACCAGGCACCGCCGATCAGCGACCCCGGTGTGCCGCCGCCGGTGATCGCGATGGACACCGATTTCGCTGAACCAGTTGCCGGGTTGTCCAGTTCGAACACCTGGACATAGCCGTTGGACACGGAGTCGGCGTGGACCTGGCCGGGCCCGATGTCGGTCATCGACACGCTGTTATAGGTGACCGCGACTGTCTGGTTGATGTCGTTGGTCAGGCCCATGATGACCGCGACATACAGTTTCGTCGCCGCGGCACCGCAGGTGTGGTTGAACGCCAGGTTCCGGTTGCTGGTGATGCTGGATGACGCGGCAGCGTCGAAGAGGACGTTGACCGGGTCGGACTGCTCGAGGATGCTCGCAGGGGCGAGCAGGAACGCCGCGTTGCTGCTGGCTGAAGCGTCAGTAGTGCCGTCGTAGAAGAACTGGCAGGCACGGGCCGTGGCAGTGCCCTGCGTGGTGGCGTCCCGCCATATCTCGCAGACCAGGATGTCGCCGGCCTGAGTGGTGACCGATCCGCCGCTGATCGTCGTATCAGACACAGCGGTTTCGGAGGTACCCGGTTCCCCGGTGCTGGCAGCCGTCGTGTCGAAGATCCGGCTGCCCACCAGGGCGCCGGTACCTGGCCGCCACACATAAACACAGGCCGTGAAACGCAGGTTCGCGTTGGCGTTGGCCTCAACGCCAGCCATCGACAGCTGCCAGTTACCGGCGCCGATGGTCTGCGCGGCCAGCGGCCCCGACTCAAACATCCGCAGCAACGTCGGCTGCGCCGACGTATTAGCGAGCGTGCTCCACGACGCTGACGTCTGGCTGGTGCCGTGCGATCCGTCCATGGACCGCTGGGTGTTCTTACCAGTCGGCGTGGACGACTGCGCGTCAGTGGTGGCTGAATGGGTGCCGGACGGCAGGGTACCGGTGTTGCCGGTGGCTGCGTCGTGCAGGTAAAACTTCTGGATCGCCAACGCCTATTCTCCCTTCCGGGGGGAAGGTCAGGCAGGCGTCACGATGCGAGCGGCGCGGCAGTGATCGTGCACGTCGTCAACGTCAGCGTGTCCGTCGACGCCCACGCCTTCGACGCCGACAACGTGATCGACCCCACAAACACAGTCCCTGACGTATGCCACAGCGAAATGTTCGTGATCGTTTCGCTGGTGCCACCGTTCGTCCATGGCCCCGTGTTCGCCGACAACGCCAGCGACCGCGCAGACGACGTCGTGAACGACAGCGACTTCTTCGAGTTGTCGCCCACGCTGACATTCGAAGTGCCGGCCGCGCCAGGGCTCCCCGTATGCAGTTGCGCCGTGTCAGCCGACACCGCCGTGTACGCGGTGCCCTTCAGCGTGTTCAGCCATCCGTCAAGGATCGACTCGTTAAGCCCGTCAGCCATTTACTCTGTGCTCCCGTCAGCATGAGTCACCATGACTTCAGCGGTCATGGTGAGGTGAGCGGCCAGCTCAGCCGGCCGGGGTTTCGTGGCGACTGCCCGCACATCATCCGGATCTTGCTGCACATCAACCACCACATCCACCCACCCGGCATCCAGCAGCACGCGCTCGAGTTCACCAGGCCGGATGTTGGCGTAATGCTCACCGTCCCGCAGCCCCGCACCATCAACGGCGGAATGCGGGAACCTGCCCGGCGCTGCTGTCGTGACAATGAACCGGCCACCCGGCTTACATGCCGTCCAGGCGGTGCGGATGATGGCACGCCACGCAGCGGTGTGCTCGAACGTTTCGGCGCACACCACCACATCCCAGGTGCGGTCCGGTATCCACGTCGCGGCGTCGGCAACAATGTCGACGTCGTCGCCTTCCCTGATGTCCAGCGCCGTCCACACGGTGGCGTTAGGAAACAGGTGCCGGGGGGTGCCGTTGATGTTCCGGCCGCCGATGTCGAGGACAGTGACAGGGTCGGTGGTAGCGTGCTTGGTGAACCACGCCATGGCCTGGTCATGCATGAGCGGCCAGCCTTTCCGCGAACAGCGCCTTATCGGCGTCGGTGAATTGCTGGCCATGCCTGTATGTGGCGTCATCCGGTGCGAGCCCCCAGATGGGGTGCCGGTGTTCCACCTTCGCATGCGGGGCGAACACCCACGCCCCGCGCTGCTTCGCCACCGTCACGATCTCGTCGTCAACGAACCAGTGCCGGTACCCCTCATGGGCGACCACTTTCGGGCCGTCCCAGCTGGCGCCCTGCTCATCGATGTAGGCACGGCGGATCAGCATGTGGGTGGCGTGGTCACCGGCGGTCACCCGCGGGTTATGCATGTCGTTGGTGCCGACCACGTCAG